GCTCAAGACGATTGCGCCTGTTTCAAAGCGCACGTCGCTCGCGAGGCAGTAAACGGTCAAGCAGAAGACGCGCTTCAGACCGTCATCGCCCTGCACGAGCGGGTGGAGCGGCTGGAAGCGGCGATGCGGGAGATCGCTGCCGAGGCGTCTGTCCCTGTCCGCACCAAGAAGAAGGGTGGCATTAAGCACAAGTGGATGTATCGCGGCTGGCGCAAGATCGCCGTGGAACGGATCGACATCGCCCGCGCCGCGCTGAAGGAACTGAAATGAAGCTATGGGAAGTGACAAGATGCCGTGAGTGGACGGCGAAGGTAGAGGCTGAACGGTTCGAAATCATTGATGGGGCTTTGGTGTTCTTCACGGGATCGGAAGCCGTTCTGGCCTTTGCTACGGATCAATGGGCATCGGTGGTGCCATGCGAGGGAGACGACCATGAGTGACGGACCGAAGATCATCCACATCGGCGGTGGGCAGCGGGCCACGGATATTGCCGAGGAGATGGCGGAGAAGATCAAGGATGTGATCTACGAATACAGCGAGAGGACCACGTTGGCCACGGCCATCGGCGTTCTGCACATCGTGGCAAAGGAGCTGCTTGAGGACCATGAGTGACCGCGAGAAGGTCCACCTGATGAACCTACGCCGCAGACTAATGCGGGCAATAAACGAACAAGCGCCAGCAGATCATCTTGTGGCGCTTGTAGCAGAAATCAACGAAACAACGGACAAGCTACTCAATGCAAGAGAGAACTGAACGAGAGCAGCGGCTGCGCAACGAGTGCGGACAGCTGACTCACACGGTGCAGCGCATGATCAAGCAGCGTGAGGAGATGCAGGCCGATCTGATCCGGCAGCGAGATGACATGCAGCTTGCCCTGCTGCGCCTAGAACGCGGCGAGGTGGCTTCGGCCACTGAGGTGTTGCGTGACGCACTGGCCTACCGCGAACGGACAAGAGAGAAGAGAAAGGTGCGCAATGGATGAGAGACTGATATGCGTGGCGACACGCGTTAAGGAGCTCAGAAAGGAAGTCGGCGATGCCGAGTGGGAAGGTCAAGAAAACTTGCAAAGCTTGACGAAAGAACTTAAATACTACGAACAGCTAGCAAACGATGGAGTAAAGTATGAGCCTACCTTCTAATGAAGAAGAACGTGTGTGGAAGTATCTATTGGAAAACAAGCTGGCCGAGGCAGGGGATGTTGCCCTGAACTGTGATGTCTCTCTGGAGTTCGCACAGAACTGCATCGACCGGATCGGAACGCCGAGAGAGGTGTTTACCGCAGAGACGCTGCTGGCAGACCTCAAGGAGGATGAGATGAACCAGAGGAAACCGGTTAAACCTACCCGCGTGCAGACGCTGGAGACCGCAATCAGACTGACAGGAGGGGACAGGAACAAATCCTACGGACCGCCATTCGACAACCTGTCCGACTGCGCCGCCCTGTGGAACGCCTATGTGAACTCTAAGCAGGCGTGCATCATCCGCACGGCTGACAGCTACGAGGTCAAGTTCACCGCCGAAGACGTCGCGTGGCTCATGACCTTGGTGAAGATTACCCGCTCGTTCCAGTCTGGGTATCATCCCGACAACTACACTGATGCTGCCGCGTACTCCGCCATCGCCGGAGAGTGCCGTGAAATCCAACTCGAAGAGGACGTGAAATGACTTTGAACTACTTTGAACCGAGCACGCTTGTGCAGCAAGACGCAACCTTCAACTATCGTGCCAAGAGCGGCGCAGGGTTCGGCATCCTTCCGAGCAACGAGCAGGTGTTCATCAGTGCGCGCATGGTGGAGGAGAACGACCTCAAGATTGGCGACGCGGTGCGTGTGTGGGCCGTGGATAACCTCGCCTCTCCGGAGACTGCTCACTTCTCTTCGCGTTGGCGGGCTGTGCGTCTGCAGGTGACGGCTCGTCTGGAAGACATCATTAAGAACATCCCTAGCCCACCTCCCGCTCCCGCTCCCACGCCAGCCGTTTCCGATTTCAGCGGGGTGATGGACATGCTGCTCGCCGAGCGCCGTCCGTGGACAATTAACGAGCTGACCCATGCGATTGCCAAGGCCAGCATACCGCTGTCGGCGCTGCCCGACCTGATCCAGAAGGTCGGCACACGGCTCGCGGCACTGCACAAGACCGGGGACGCCGCATGTCTCAGGGTCTACGCCAAAGCCGATAACGACCGAGCGAGTGCGGTCTACTTCGCCAAGGATGTGGACGTGTTCTACGACCACCTCGACACGCCGCTTGGTGAGGAGAATGAGTGATGCAGGGTGAAATCAGGGTCGTTGAGTGGGCTCAGACCGACAACGAGGGTGAAGTAAAATACTTCCACCGACTAGAACAGGAACTCGACGGACACTGGGTGCCCGTCCCGCTGTTCAGACTGCGGGCCGACAATTCCTTGGAGCCGTGGCCAATGCCGAAACCGAACATGGACAGGATAATTTAGGAGAACAACCATGCACATTATGATCGACCTTGAGACTATGGGAACCAGACCGGATGCACCGATCATCGCCATCGGCGCTGTGTCGTTTGACACAGACGAAGACTGGAAGTGGAAGAGCTTCTACATGAACGTGGACCTACAGAGCGCCGTCACTACAGGGGCTAAGATCGACCCCAGCACTGTCATGTGGTGGATGAAGCAGAGTGCCGAGGCGCGAGCCGCGTTCGATACCAAGGGCGTGGAGTTGATGACTGCTTTGGGCGAACTCGACGAGTGGTTTGGCAACGTGTGCGGCGGTGCCGATGCCGTGGAGCTGATGGTGGATGGCGTCTGGGGCAACGGTGCCAGCTTCGACAACGTTATCCTCGCCGAGAGCTACAAGCGTGTGGGTATGACGCCGCCGTGGCCGTTCTGGAAGGATCGTTGCTACCGCACCGTGAAGTCTATGTTCCCCGACGTGGAGATGGATCGCAGCGGCACGCATCACAACGCTCTCGACGATGCACGCACGCAAGCGCTGCACCTGCTTGAAATCAACAAGGGTAGGAACTTCCTCTGATGCGCCTGTTCCTCGATATCGAGGTGTACAGCAACTACTTCCTTGCCCTGTTCATGACCGAGCAGGGCAAGGTCAGACGGTTTGAGATTTTTAATGGTGACGACAGCAAGTTCGATCCAGACGAAATCTTGAGCCTGATGACCGCCGAGGGAGTAGAGCTCGTCACCTTCAATGGAAATTCGTACGACATCCCCGTGCTGACCTACGCGCTGGTCACACCCGACACAGCGAAGGTCAAGAAGGTCAGCAACCGCATCATTGAGCGAGGTATCAAGCCTTGGCACTTCTATCGCGATGAGGGGCTGCAAGCACCGAAGATTGACCACATCGACTTGATCGAAGTGTCTCCCGGTCGTGTCGGTCTGAAAACCTACGGCGGTCGCATGGGGTCTGCGCGCCTTCAAGAGCTTCCGGTGGCACACGACGCCATCATAACTGAGGAGCAGGCGGAGGTGCTTCGCGCCTACTGCCGCAATGATACGTTGGTCACGATGGACCTGTTCAACTCGCTGCGAGAGCAGATCGAGCTGCGACGCGCCATGAGCAAGGAGTATAGGGTTGACCTGCGCTCAAAGTCAGACGCACAGATCGCGGAAGCGGTCCTGAAAGCCGAGTTCGAGCGTTTGACAGGAGATACACCTGCTAGGGTAGACCCTAGCTATACGAGCTTCTACTACAAGCCGCCCGAGTACATCCAGTTCTCAAGCCCAGACCTGCAAGACGCGCTGAAGACCGTCTGCGAAGCCGAGATGATCCTCGACGAAGATACGGGCCACGTGAAGATGCCCAAGGCCATCGACAGCCTAAAGATCAAGATCGGGGGCGGCAACTACAAGCTCGGCATTGGTGGGCTGCATAGCCAAGAATCCGAGGCAGCGCACTACAGCAACGACGAGTTCGTGCTGATCGACAGGGACGTGGAGAGCTACTACCCGCGCATGATGCTCAACATGAACATGCAGCCCGGAGGCTTTGGCTCATACTTCAACGAGGTATTCGGGAAAATCCTCGAAGAGCGACTGGCTGCCAAGCACGCAGGCGACAAGGTCAAAGCCAACTCCCTAAAGATCGTTCTGAACGGGACCTTCGGCAAAACTTCCAACCGCTACAGCGCGCTCTACTCTCCGGACTTCATGATCCGCACCACGATCACTGGGCAGCTGACACTGCTGATGCTCATCGAAGCTTTGGAAAAACGCGGAGTTTCCGTGGTGTCAGCGAACACCGACGGCATCGTCATAAAGTGTCCGAGAGCGAAGCGCGATGACGTAAACAGCGTCATCTCACGGTGGGAGAAGCACACTGGTCTGAAGACCGAAGAGACTGTCTACCGCGCGCTCTACTCGCGCGATGTGAACAACTACATCGCTGTAAAGGAAGATGGCAGCTACAAGGCCAAGGGCGTCTATGCACCTGTGTCGCTGAGCAAGAACCCTCAGAACCCGATCTGCGCCGAAGCCGTTGCCGCACTGCTGACCAAGGGTGTGGCGATCAGCAAAACGATCCGAGAGTGCAAGGACATCCGAAAGTTTCTGACGCTCCGGGCGGTGACAGGGGGTGCGGTAAAGGACGGAGTGCCCATCGGAAAGGTTGTTCGGTGGTACTACGCCAATGGCGTAGAAGGTGCCATTCACTACGCCTCAAACGGAAATATGGTCCCTCGATCTGAGACGGCACGACACCTGATGGACCTGCCTGAAACACTTCCAGAGGACATAAACTACGCATGGTACGAGGCCGAGTGCGAAGAAATCCTCATGGACATCGGGGCCAAACCAAGGCCGCTCGTAGAAAAAATCCCAAGAAAGAACAGCAAGGCTTGGAAAGAGCTGGTAGATGCTGCTAAAATACAGGAGAACAACAAGGGCAAGTGGGAGTGGGTCTGATGCCATACGTGATACTAAACCCGGTAAACATGACATACGACGGCGGGTACTTTCGTAAAAAAGAGGCCGAAGAGATGCTGCGATTTTGCCGCGAAGAATACAAACAACCCGCAACGTTCATGGCGTTCATAGACGGCCCCGCCGCTTCGACACTCGAACCGCACTTCCGGTGGATGGCGGATGTGGAGATTTTTAACAAATGAGCAAAGCAGGAGCGTGGTCGTTCAGCAAGATCAAGAACTTCGACACTTGTCCTCGCCAGTTCTACCACGTGACTGTGATGAACGAGTTTCCGTTCAAGGATACCGAAGCCACTCTCTACGGTAAGTCGTTCCACACAGCCTGCGAGGAGTTCATTCGGGACGGCAAGCCGTTGCCGCCGCAGTTCTCGTTCATGCAAGGTGCGTTGGATAAGCTGGCCGCACTGCCGGGGGAGAAGCACTGCGAACTCAAGATGGGTCTGACGGCTGATCTCGAACCTTGCGGGTTCTTCGACAAGAAAGTGTGGTTCCGTGGCATCGCCGACCTCATCATCGTGGATGGAGAGACGGCACGGTATGTGGACTACAAGACTGGGAAGAGCTCTCGCTACGCCGAGAAGGGCCAGCTGCAGCTGATGGCTCTGGCGATCTTCAAGCACTTCCCGCAGGTCAAGAAGGTGAAGGGCGCGCTGCTCTTCACCGTCGCCAACGATATCGTGAAGCAAGACTACAACGTGGCCGACGAGGGCGCTCTCTGGTCGCCGTGGCTGCAGAAATACGCAGCCTTGGAGAAGGCGCATGAGACCGGCGTGTGGAACCCGCGCCCCTCTGGACTTTGCCGGAAGCACTGCCCTGTGGTACAATGCCCCCATAACGGGAGTAACTAGTCATGCCCTACGTAAATAAACCAAGGCCATGGAAACGTGAGTACCAGCTCCAGAAAAAGCGGGGGGAGCACGAAGACCGCATGGAGCGGCAGCGGGCTCGGCGGGCGCTGGACAAGAAGGGTGTGGACCGTGCTGGCAAGGACGTGAGCCACAAGAAGATGCTGTCCAAGGGCGGCACTAACAAGGACGGCTACTTCTTGGAGTCGCCGTCGAAGAACCGTAGCCGGAACGGCCACAAGCCCGGCAAGAAATAGCTAGGGATCACCCTAGCACTATCGGAGAACCTCATGCAGATCATCGATAATAAGGCGCTGCTGTTGAAGCTGCGCAATCCAAAACAAGTCACTACCGTTATCCACAAGAGCAAGCCAGTCGATGAGCACAGCGTGCTCGTGCACTGGGGCGTACGCGAAGCCCAAACCCTGCGGGCGCTCAACATCAAGGTACCGTCTCCCATCGAAGGGCGCTACAGCTGGCCGGGCAAGTTCGCGCCGATGGCGCACCAGAAGAAGACGGCCTCCTTTTTGACGATGCACCAGAAAGCGTTCTGCCTGTCACAGCAGGGCACCGGGAAAACGGCCTCGGCGATCTGGGCTGCGGACTTCCTCATGAAGCAAGGCGTCATCAAGCGTGCCTTGGTGATATGCCCCATTTCGATCATGGACAGCGCGTGGCGTGCTGACCTATTCTCCTTCGCGATGCACCGCTCGGTCGGCATTGCCTATGGCACGGCGAAGAAGCGCAAGGCGGTCATCGACACCAAGCCGGACTTCCTCATCATCAACTACGATGGTGTGGAGATCGTCAAAGAAGAGCTCATGGCTGCGGGTTACGACCTCATCATCGTGGACGAGGCAAATTTTGTAAAAAACTCCCAGAGCAAGCGCTGGAAGGTGCTGAACTCTCTGGTAACTCCGGATACTTGGCTATGGTTGATGACCGGTACTCCCGCAGCGCAAGGGCCGGAAGATGCCTATGGTCTCGCCAAGCTGGTCAATCCTACCGGCGTTCCGAGGTTCTTCGGAGCGTGGCGCGACATGGTGATGCTCAAGGTCAGTCAGTTCCGCTGGAGACCCAAGGATAACTCCACAGACCTCGTGTTCCGTGCCTTGCAGCCTGCCATTCGGTTCACCGCTGACGAGTGCCTAGACCTGCCGGACATGGTCTACGTAAAGCGCGATGTGGAGCTGACCAAGCAGCAGGAAGTCTACTACAAGAAGCTCAAGACGCAGATGGCTATGGAAGCCGCTGGTGAGCAGATCACGGCGGTGAACGCAGCCGTGCTGATGAACAAGCTTCTGCAGATCAGTGCCGGGGCTGTCTACGCCGAAGACGGCGGGGCAGTGCAGTTCGACATCAAGAACCGCTACAACGTCCTCAAGGAAGTGATCGATGAAGCCTCGCACAAGGTGCTGGTGTTCGTGCCGTACAAGCACGTGATCGACCTGCTGTCCGAGCAGCTTGCCAAGGACAAGATCACGACCGAAATCATTCGCGGCGACGTGCCAGTGAACCAGCGTACGGACATCTTCAAGCGCTTTCAGGAGCAGGTCGACCCGAAGGTTCTTCTGATCCAACCGCAGTCCGCTGCGCACGGCGTAACGCTGACGGCGGCCAATACTGTGGTGTGGTGGTCCCCAACGTCGTCACTTGAAACCTACGCACAGGCTAACGCCCGCGTCCATCGTAAGGGTCAGGTCAACAAGTGTATGGTGGTGCAGCTGCAGGGGTCCGGCGTAGAGCGGCGCGTCTACAAACTTCTGGATGACAAAATCGACGTGCACACTAAGGTTGTCGATCTTTACAAAGAACTGCTTGACTAGCGCAGCAAACAGCACTAAACGATAAATCTTGATAGTGAAGGAGAACCACTATGAGCACCGAAGAAGTGCAGGTCGAGGCTGGCATCCCACTCGAGAAGCTGACCAAGGTCTACCTGAAAATCCGCGACAAGCGGGCTGAGCTCAAAGCTCAGTATGAGCAAGAAGATGAAGAGCTGTCCAAGCAGCTGGACGAAGTCAAACGTGCTCTACTCGACTACTGCAAGACGCAGGGCGTAGATAGTGTGCGCACCCCCGCTGGGCTGTTCTACCGTAGCCTTAAGACGCGCTACTGGACGAATGACTGGGAGTCGATGAACAAGTTCATCTTGGACAACGCCGTCCCCGAGTTCTACGAGAAGCGCCTCAACCAGACCACGGTCAGGGCATTCCTTGAAGAAAACCCCGACGTGCTGCCGCCCGGTCTCAATGTGGACAGCGAGTACGTCATCACAGTGAGGAAAAAGTAATGACGACCCCCGCAACCCCGTACGTGCTGATAGAGGATATTGCCAAGTACTTCTCCGTGTCGATGTCTACCGTGAGGAGCTGGGTGCGCAACGGCAGCGTCCCGAAGCACACGTACATCAAAATCGGACAAACCTACCGCTTCAAGCTGGCGGAAGTGGAAGCCGCGCTTACTGCTCCAGCGAAAACGTCGGAACCACCGGAGCAGCTTGAGTTCGATTTCGAAGGAGACAAAGAATGACCAAGGGTGAGTACCGCGTGGGTATCACGTTCAACCCGTCCAATGACGACATGGTCTGGAAGATCAAGAGGGCTGCGGCTGACCTGATCGACACGATTGACACTATCCCGTTCCCGAGCGTGGATAGCAAAGATAGCGCAGTCCACAGCAACGAGGTCGCACGCCTCAAGGCTCTTGCGCAAACTCACATCGAAGATGCGGCGATGTGGGCGGTGAAAGCCGCAACGAAACCCGCACCACAAAACTAAGGAGAACCGCCTTGTCTAACGCAATGACCCTTTTCGGTGCTGGCAATCCGCTGGCGAACAGCGACCTCTTCAAGTCGCTGCAGGACATGAACAAAAACCTCGCTGGTGGCGGCGGTGGCGGTAAGCGTTTGTCCATCAAGGGCAACAAGTTCCGTCTCATCGTTGGCGGGGAGCAAGTGTCTGTCTCGAAGGAAGACACGATGAACATCGTTGTGGTGAACGCCGCTCCGGTGTCGCGCACCTACTACGAAGGCACCTACGATCCGAACAACCCGAGCGCGCCGACCTGCTGGTCGGTGGATACCCGCGTGCCTGCACCGGAGGTGCCCGCTGAGCAGCGCAAGGCGTCGCGCTGTGCTGACTGCCCGATGAACGTCAAAGGCTCTGGGCAGGGCGAAGCGCGCGCCTGCCGCTTCAATCAGCGCCTCGCCGTCACTCTCGAGGGCAAGCCCGACGAAGTCTACCAGCTGCAGCTCCCGGCGACGTCTCTCTTTGGCGAAGCCAAGGGCGGCAACATGGGGATGCAGGCTTATGCCAAGCTGCTGAACGCGCACAACACGCCGATCATCGCCGTGCTGACTGAGATGCGCTTCGATGAGAACGCCGAGACCCCCAAGCTGTTCTTCAAGCCGGTTCGTCCGCTGACTGAGGAAGAGCTGCAGGCAGCTGTTGCGGTCAAGGATAGCGAAGACGCCATCAAGGCGATCACGCTGACTGTCGCACAGACCGATGGCGTGCAGAAGAAGGACTCTGCGGCTGGCACGAAATCCTACAATCCGAAGAAGGAGACCATCGAGGTCGTCGACGAGGAGGAAGAGGTTGTAGAGCCGAAGAAGGTCTCGGCTTCGAAGCCCAAGGAGGAGCCGAAGCCTACGGCTGATCTGTCCAACCTTGTTGACCAGTGGGACGACGAGTAATCCTATCTAGGCACGCCGCGACGGGCTATAAGAACAATCTGGCCTCGTCGCGGCAACCCAACAGACAGAGTGGCGGCAATGGATACAACCTCGTTTTTGCGGACCGTCATTGGCACCGCAGGTTACTACTGCGTGCTTGGCCTGCGTGACGGACAACGCATTCAGAAATTCTATGAGACCGTCGAGCAGCTACAGGCAGCTGCAGAACAGTTGGATGAGAACGGCTTCGACGCCTACTTCGCTCTCGGAACCTTCAAGGACCCCTCGATAGAGAAGCCGCGCGAAGCGGCCAACGTGCAGGAGATGCGCTCGTTCTTCATGGACCTCGACTGCGGGGTAAACCTCAAGAACGGCAAGCCGAAAGACTTCCCCGATCAGGCCACTGCGATCTCGGCGCTCAAGGTCTTCGTCAAGGCGAACAACCTCCCACGTCCGTTCGTGGTGAACTCGGGCTATGGCGTGCACGTCTACTGGCCCCTGACGACGCCTGTGGACTACGAGACATGGCTGCCGGTCGCCGAAAAGCTCAAGGCCCTCACCAAGGCACAAGGCTTCAAAGCCGACCAGACCCGTAC